CCAACCGTCGCCTTCATTGACGTTACCCATTTTGTACTTACGGAATTCATCCATGTATACATAGTTTGCAATTTTTTCTGGGTTGCGAGCATACTCAGCTGCATTACGTCTTGTGTGTCCTGCTGGATGAACGCCAGTACCAAAGTACCTGCCAAATACAGCATTAAGTGATTTTTCACTATAGTTTAAGTTTTCTTGCAATGAACGAAAGTTGTTACTTTCATGAGCACACTGACTTATAAAGTGTGCCGCACGTCTTACAGTATTAATACCATACTTGGGCATAATAGCAACCAGTGCTTCGTGCCACGAATCGACATCGTTGTTACCTGGTATTAGTTGTGCTAACTGTTCTTTTTGTAATTCAAAACTCATTTTTAGATCCTTTTTAAAACGAGAGCCTTATCTTTATTTTCAAAGATAAGTTTGTCTCCATACTTACTTATATTATAGTCACCTAAGTACTTTGTCAAATAGAGTACTTCAGGATACGATTCCATAATGTCTAATGTTTCTTTAATATTTGAATACACTTCAGTTCTTTCGCCAAAGTCAATAAGTTCAAATTTAATCGGGTCTGCAAATGCTTTTTTAATTGTTAATTTGTTTTCTAATAAATTGACACTTTCAACAAAACTATTACTAAAGAAGTTTTTATAATTGTCTAAATTTGTTTCATCTACTCTAAGTCCATAGTTTGCTGGATCATTAGGTATAGTTGCTGTTAATTCTTCTTCTGTTACTGACTTTGATTTAAATCCTTTATAGTAACGGAATTTAAAATCATCTATGTTTGAAAGTTCTTTTACGCCGTCAACGATTTCTAAAATGTTATTGTGGACATCCCTGTCTCTTTCCATTTCAACAAACACTTTATAAGTTCCGTCACTTTGCTCACCTGGTGTTGCATCTGCATCTAACACAAATGAATAACCTTTTTCTAAAAAGTTCATTAAGTCATCTGCCGCTGCCTTTTCCATTACACTAAAACTTAGTGTAACAATATTTTTATCATCGCCCATTTTAGACGCATACGAATCAACTTCGAAGATATCATACATCATGTTTTTTAAATCTCCTGCTTGTAATCCCATTATACTGTTTCTCCTTCTGGAGCCGTAGGTACAGCTTCGTCAGCCGCTTGCGGCGCTGGTGCAACATCTGGTGCTACAGCAGGTTCTTCTTGATATTCTTCTGTAGCAAACTTACCACCGTAAATATCTATTATAAGTTTCTTAGGCATCTGTATTTCTACTACCCAAATATCTTTTCTATCTAATTTACCCTTCTTAGTGCCAGGACGAATATCGTCTGGTACTTTAATTTTACGTGGTTGAATAAGATAGTCTTTACCGTAGGATACTTTGCAATCATAATCAAGTAAACGTTTGCCGCCCATTGGATCTGGCATGTTATCTTTATCCCACATAAATGAGCATGTAACCCAATGACGATCTATAATAGGACCAGCACATAATTCGCCATCCTTCCAGTTTTTATACACATATAGATCTAATTCATCTAAAACACGTTCAAAATCCTTTAAAATATTAAACGATGTATTGCTGTTGTAGATGTTGTCAATGTTCTTTACAATGTTCATTATGTCTTGCATGATGGTATCCTTGATATCTTTGTATACTTATTTATCGGTTTTAAGCAGTTAACAATGTATTTTTACCTTGCGTTAGATTGCTAAATATTTTTGTAGGGCGGTGTCCCGACACAGGCCTTACTTAATAAATCCATAGGGAGGACTTAATGGGTGCAAAAAAGAAGTCTCGTCAGAGACAAAGCGTAAACAACTACAGTAACAATGTAGTAGACATAAACATTTATCAAAAGAAAACTTCAGTAAACATACTTCCAAGAAATTTAAACCAAGAATCCTACGTGTTAAGACTGTTAGATCAAAAGAAAGACATAGTCTTCGGTATTGGTCCAGCAGGAACAGGCAAAACCATTTTGGCTGTGCAAGTAGCGGTAAAACTTTTTAAAGAAGGTGATATTGATAAAATTATCGTAACAAGACCAGCGGTATCGGTCGACGAAGATTTAGGTTTTCTACCAGGCACATTAGAACAAAAAATGGCTCCTTGGACAAGACCAATATTTGATGTTCTTAGAGAATACTTTAATGCAAAAGAAATTGAAGGCATGATCGAAGAAGGCATAATTGAGATTGCTCCGTTAGCATTTATGCGTGGGCGAACATTTAAAAATTCTTATATACTGGCAGATGAAATGCAAAATGCTACGCCAAATCAGATGAAAATGTTACTTACACGTTTAGGAGAAGGATCTAGAATGGCAGTCACAGGCGACTTAGCTCAGGCTGATAGACTACTAGATAACGGCTTACTAGACTTTGTGAAACTACTAGAAGCCTCTAAGGCGAATCATTTGGACATAGTCCGCTTTGAACAAGGAGATATTGAAAGACATAATGCAGTCAAAGAAATATTACAACTATATGGAGATGAATAATATAGAATAGACATCCTTAATTTGTGCCCTGTAACTTTTTTAAGTGCAGGGCATTTTTAATTAAATTTCTTTCATTAAAGGAAAGATGTCTGCGATGACTTTGGCGCAAGCATGTGCAATATCCATATGCTCTTGTTGAGTTCCATTAGCGCCTCTTAGATCGATATAATGTATCCAGCTTCTAAGTGTACCATTCATATAAAGTCTTGTTTTTGTATTTCCTTCTGGTAATACACTTCGGGCTTGTTCTTTTGCAATACCTGCTTCAATAGCCCAATTATATGCTTGTTGAGCTCTCCATATTACATCTTGCTGTTCTTGTACCCATCTATCGGCAATAGCAGCCTGTGCAGGATCTTCTAAATCAAGTGCAATACTGTTTTGCCTATTTTTAGTGTCTTGTAAACGTGCTTCACGTATTACAAATTGTTCGCCCATTTCTTCTGGATTAGCATAACGTTGACTAAACTCTTGAAATGCAAAACTACGATGACGTACAACTTGATGTGCAATGTCACGTGTGGTATCAATTTGCAAACAAGCATTGACCATTTCTAGTGGTGACCAGTGGGCATGTTTAATCAAATACTTGATAAGTTTTTCACTAGTTTCACTGTTCATTTGGTTTGCAGGATTACTGACTCTAGCACAATACGCAACAAGACCTTGTAAGTCACGTAGGCTACTATCTGCATCAAACATTTCTTTTGATACCATGCTGTATGATATTAGTTTTACTTCTGTCATTACTTTTCCTTTTTTAAATCTTCGCCGTAGCGTCCACGTTCTCTGTTACCGTCACTGTTTAATTCAGTTAGGTCTTGTTGTTTATGTTTGTAATCTTTTTTGTTAAAGATTGCATCATAATTATCTCTAAACTTTTTAGAGTTACTTTTTGATTGTATACTGTCTCCAGTAATATCGTTTCGGGTAGCCATTTTAATTATTCTCTCTTGTTTTTTCAGCAACTTTGAGCTCGTACATCTCCTCCCAATACTCAAAGTCTTGTCTTGGTAAACGGTTTGCACAGTTTTCCAAAATTTGTTTTTGTCGAGCTATATCTGCTCCGCCTTTCCATTCAAACTTTTCTTCCATTGTTCTTCCACAAGCAGGACAAAACTCTCCGTTATTGTCGCACTCGGAAATACACGGTGAAATTAATTTAGTCTCCAAGTCCTGGTTCCTCCGAAAACAGATCCATTTTATTTTCTACACCAGCCCAGTCTTCTGCATCTTCTGGAGGCGTTCTAGCCTCAGTAATATTTGGCCATCTTTGTGCATATTTTTCATTATGTATTTCTAATGCCTTTATTCTATTTGGATCCCATCCGGGTTCTTGATCACCAATGATTGCATCTACTGGACATTCTGGTACACAAACACCACAGTCGATACACTCGTTTGGGTCAATTACTAACATGTTCTTACCTTCGTAAAAACAATCCACAGGACATACTTCTACGCATGTCATATGCTTACAATTAATACAATCTTCTGTAACTAAGTAACTCATTATTTTTCAAATTTTACAACATAATTAGCAGCCACACGTTTCTTTAGTTGTGTCGGTGTACTTGCATGATATAGTTCACTTGGAAATATAACAACTCGACCTTTACGTGGTTCTACTTTGTTAACAATATTATACGATGATTCTTCGTGTTCTAGATTAGGATATTTTACATCTGTAAACACTGTAGGATTGTCACCGTCTGTAACATAATATATAATAGAATGCCAACCTGGCTCGTGTCTATCTGCATGTACAGGATGATTCAACCCATCTTCGTATAGTGGAGTATACATTAATGTATTTACTTTACATCGCTGTATACTAATAATTTTTCGACTAAGTTCTTTTTCAATAAAGTACAAAGGAACATTTAGCAACGGCCAAAGATATGTTCCGTCACCTTCATAAAATGCGGCATGTACTAGTTGATGTTCTTCAACTTCGCCTTTTCTAAGTTGTTTTCCTCTACCGTATGTATGATCAGAATATTGCCATGGAGTATCTACATGCAACATTGCCTTTTCAATTTCATCTACTAGCCTTGTAGGAAATATATTATCAAGGATCTGCATTAAAGAGAAGCCAATCTAATAAGTGTTGCCGCTAAATTAATCTCTGGATCTGCAACTAGTGTATGATCTACTAGTCCTTGTTTAATTACAAGTACAGCTCTATCCTGTTGCGGATTGTCGCCAAACAGTTCAATGTTGTCATACAACCAGCGATAAATTTCTTCCATCTCTTCAGGACGTACAGCACCACATAACAACTTACGTGCCTCTTGAATTTTACCTGCCTTAAACAATTCAACCATGTCAAGTTTCCAGTCAGCTTCACCTGTATCGCCTTCATTGGGCTTTAGCAAACTGTTGTCTTGTACATTCATTTGTACTGTGTTAATGCATTTACGCAAGTCTGGATATGTTGCTTTTACATATGTATCTAGCGTATCCAAATCAGGAGTAACACCTTCAGTGATAAGTATTTCAGCGACTCGAGCTGTGAACTCAGTTTGGTCAATTTTAGCAATGTGGAAACCTTGACACCTACTATGCAAAGCGGGAATAACACGATTTGGATAGTTACAAGTAAGAATGAAACGAGCAGTAGTATGATACTCTTCCATAACACCACGCAACGCCGCTTGAGCGTTTGGAGATAAGTAGTCAGCCTCATCTAATAATACAACCTTAAATTCCCCAAATGGAATCATTTGTACAAAGTTTACAATTTTATCACGTACATCATCTACTGAGTTTGTTCGCGATGCGTTTATTTCAAGAATATCTAATTCTTGTATTTCAAGTTCGTTGAATAGTAATTTTGCAAGTGTAGTTTTACCAATGCCTGCATTACCACTAAACAGCAAATGTGGAATAGTTTTTTCTTTAATCCAAGTTTTTACTTGATTGCGTTGTGCCTCGTCACGAAACACATAACCGTCTATCGTCTTAGGACGATACTTTTCTACCCATAGTTCTTTCAAGTTCTTCTCCGTATTGTTTCTATTAGTTTAACATTGTTTGTACAATTTGTCAACGCTGAATTCCTAATTCTTTGTAAGCAACCTGAATTGCTTTTGATTGATAGTATGCATCTGCTAATGCATTATGTAAATCATTTTGTATTGCTTTGCGTGGATCTTGTTTACAACACCCAAAAAGTGTTCTAGAATCCCGTATTTGCCAGAAGTTCCACGGAATAGGTCTTCCGCCTTGGCGGAACATGTCTTCCATTATGGTATAGTCAAAACCGTATCCTTGTCCCCAAAATGTATCAACACCAACACTAAACTTACTAATCTGTTTTAAAGCCTCATCTACGCTAACGGCTCCGGTTTGATCAAATGCTTCATTACGTATTTGTTCATCTTGTTTGCCCCACCATTCTATTGTATCATCACTTGCACTACGACCTAACTTATCTTGGTCTTCGATGCAAATTTTAATATAAAATTCTGAATGTGGTTCGTCGTTTGATTTAGGATCAAACTTAACACCACCTAAACTTAAAACTGTAGCACTTGGTTTTGTGTCAATTGTTTCAAGATCAATAGAAGCATGTATGCTCATTTTTTAGTATTCTCCTGGCCAATTCCGCCAATAATTAAAAACAGGTATAAAATAGGCCAAGCCCATCCTACTAATGATCCAGTAATATGCAGGTACATTAATACAATTCCGGTTAACCCCATTGTACCTAAGCCTGTTAATTGTGTTGGTAATTTCATAAAAAAACTCCTTAATGCTTACATTATACTGTATAAGCATTAAAGAGTCAAGTTCTTTTGGAAGAATTATTTAAGAAAGTTTGGTTAGATCTGCTTCTTTAATAAACACACCGTCTACCATCATTCCTTTACGATCTTTAATATCGTCATAGGCTACGGAAAGACATTCTTCCATTGTAATACCGTTTCTAGTCATGATGTTAATTAGTACAACCATCATGTCTCCAATATCGTCACGAATATCTTTTCCTTTGCAGATGTTATCACTTAGTTCACCTGCTTCTTGTATCAACTTCATATACTGATCTTTATCAGTACTTCCGTCAATTAAATTACGGTCATGATGCCACTCGGCAATTTTTTCTACGTAGTTCATTTACTAGTCCTTTTCTGGTATAAACGATTGTGGGTCAACGGTGTCTGGACCGTCACTGTATTCTTCACCTAGACGTAAGTCATTTGGTTTTTCATCTGCATAGCCTAGCACACTTTCTGCTTCAACCATTCTAAGTACTAAAACTTCTTCGCCAGTGTCGCATTCAAAACTTCTAGTCCATCGACCGTGTTCGACTAGAACCCATTGTCCTACATTATAGACATCTTTGTTCTTTGGGCCTTTTGAATATACTTGGCCCCAGCGAGGATAGATGCCTCTAGTTTTTCCATCGTCACTTGCAATAATAATTCCGCCTTCAGTTTTTTGTTCACCAAAGTCCATACCGGTAACAAGTACACGATTACCTATTGCTCTAGGCTTCCCCTTGTGTGTCATTTTGACACCTTTTTGACCTTGTGTTAATCGGTCATAATCAATATATTCAGACATTAGTCACCTTTTTTAACAAAATTGCCATCTTCATCTTCTACCCATTCGTCATCAAACTCAGCAAGTTCAGCTTCGGTAGGTTCATTTACTACTTCTTTAGATGCTGCTTTCTTTTGAGCTCTAGTTGTTTTAGGCTTAGATGTTGATTCTTCTACTGCCGCAGGTTCATCTGCAACAATTTTTCCTACACTTTCGTCAGGTACAGTTGCTGGATTATCTGCATAGTAATCTCTAAGTACATCTTCTTTTTTACGTATAATTTTGCCACCTGGGCCTAATTCGTCGCCACGTGCATTAACTCTAGCATTACCGACAGCTGGAGTCATTTCATTTTTTTGTCTTAAAAGTTCTAAGTCTACGGTTTTACCCTTCATAGTCTTGTAAACTTTGTTTGCGTTTTTATTCATTGCCATTATAATTCTCCTATTATATACGTATTTATCTAAGGAACTCGCGCCAATCCAGGTCAAACTGAATTGAATTAATTTTGTGTACACCTATTAAGTATAACACATAACTTGCTACTGAACTACCTCTACCTACACCCCATACAATATCATTCTCACGCATAAAGTCTACTAGATAGATCATATAACGTAATAAGTTGTGCATATCACGTTCTTTAAAAGCATCTAATTCTTCCCATATACGGTCTTGTATGTGTTGCGGACAAGGTGTTTCTGCTTTGCCCAGCACATATTCATATACATTAATGTCTTTGTATTCATCAGGCATAAACCATTCACCTTGACATACACCGTCAAAAGTCTTTTGATCTACATCTAGTGGAATATACTTTTGTAGTTTGTCTAGACCCTGTTCTTCCATAGCCTTGTTAAACTTATCTACATCGTCGTTTGCATCGCACAAAACCACATGAACTTTATCCATATGACCTGTATAGATCATATCGACTAAATCTTTGTTAGAGAATCGTGGTATACCGAGTTCGTCAGTTTTCATAAGCATGTATACAGTTTAACTGATATTAATTAAATTGTCAAGATCATTTTCGCCATTTTGTTCTTTAACTTGCTGTTTTGCACGACGAGCACTAAGTTCTTGTCTATAATCATCAAGAATTAGCATGATTTGTTGTTGTACTTCTGGATTAGTTGTTTTCCAATAACGAGAACTTAGATCAATAATTTTATCTTCTAACTCGTTATCCTTTAATGTTCCAACTTTTGTTAGAGGGTGTGTCATTCTTAAGAATATTGTCCTAGATATCTGCCATATACAGTATTACCGCCATCTGTTGTCCAAAAATCAACAATGTGCGGATTAGCTGAACTGTTAACAACAAATGAATCCCATATTGCGTTACCGTCAGTTTTTAAAACGCTACCTAAGCCTGCTGCCCAAGTAACTGTTATAGCATGTCCTGATTGAGCAAAAATTTCACAACGCATCTCTGCATATTCACCTGATGCTGGCCAACCACTAACATTTACTGTCATGTTTGCACTAACACTTGGCGATACTGCACCAACTGTAATTTTATGATAATGTCCGCCTTCAATACCTGAAAAAGAAACATCAAACGGTGATACTTGTTGAGCACTACCTTGAGAACCTGTTTGATGATAAGTTTTAGTAATTTCTCTTAATCTTGGATTAATTAATTCGACTGGAACAGCATTTTCACTATCGTAAAAAGTATTGTTTGCATTTAACTTTGCAGTAGTTGTTTGCAAAGATGTTATTTCTGTAGCCGCTGTACCTAAGCCTGTTTTAATTTCACTAAAGTTATCACGAAAGCCTTGGCTATCGTTATCCTGACCTGCTATTGGAAAGTCAGCGTCTATATTTGCGTTGGTTATATTACTTGCCATGTTTTATGTTCTCCTACAACTATTTATCGTTATTAAATATTAAACTCGTAGTTTGCGAAAAGGATGTATTGTTCCTCACTATTACCTTTAGTTGAATCAATTACATATCTATCAACTTCAAACTCTAATGTACTAAAGTCGAATCCACTGTTTTTAATGTTTATAATTATGTCAGCACTTTGACCAGGCTTACAATAACACAACGGAACTGCTGTAATATATCCTAGTTCTTCAATACTGTTCTCTTGTGGGGTTCTCATCCATAATGGCAAGAAGTTCCCATCTGAAACACCGACTTTAGCAAGTTGGTTTCTCATATTCGTTATGTTACTTATGTATCGTTTGTTATCTAAATTTTCACTAATTTTGACAGCATCGCTGCTTATGTCTATAGGATTAGTTTTAGGTCTAAATCTATCACTGTTTTGATCTATTGTTCCTGATGAGTTATCCTGTGTTTCAAAATTTGATTGATTAATTTTAAGTGCATTATTAGTTTTAATTTTTATACTTTCTCTAACAACACCTTTGTTAGTATCTGCTGGGTCAATTATATCTACATATACAACCTCGTATACTGAATCATTTGTTCCTGGTATTTTTGCAATAGCCGTGTTTATATTACCAAATTTAAATTTCTTACGTTTATGGTTTTTAGAAGCAGCTGCAACATAGTCTTGTATAAACTTAGTTTCAATTCCTGCATACACTAACATTTTAATTTGGTTCTGTATACCAAACTGTATGTCACTTGGTCTATAAATATCACTCGGAGTAAAGATAGTAGGATCACTAATAAAGTTATTAAAGAGTGCTTTTTGTGTTTCTTTCATCATTGGTTGTACAATTAAATTACTGTACACAAAATCATTTGGATCGTCAACATTAATAGTAAATGATTTTGTTGTTGCACTAAATCCAAATTGGTCTTCTGCATTAACTGTAAATGTATAAGACTTATCAACAGTTGTACTGTCTCCGTCAAGTACTAATTCACCAGAATCAAAAGTTGGTAATCCTGATTTAACAAATTTGTAAGGCTCCCATTTAGTAATTAAATCAGTGCTAAAAGATCCACTTGAAGTATGTGTACTATTTCCAAGATACAAGTTTCCATTATAATTTACAACATCTCCAGCGTTATATACCCTTCCTGATTTCCAAAAAGATCTATAATAGTTTTCACCAAACTGTCTTACCTTACCAAATATTTCACCATCAAGTGCAAGTGTAAGTCCGGGCGGTAATCTACCACTAGTCAATGTATATCTTATAACAGCATTTGGTACAGATGTTTTAGCCTTAACAGCAAATACACTTGTATAGTTTGCTCCAATAATACCTAAATTACTACCTGATAACCATGTAATAGTTGAATCAACTTCGCCTAGTAATGTTACTGTAAATGTTTTCTTTTTGTTTGCTTCGAGTGTACTAGTTGTGCTATCAGTAAGTTCTTCTGTAAACACAAGACCTGCTCTTGTGTATGTTTCTAAAGGTCTATTGATAGTAATAGTATCAAATGCTAATATAGCATTATTAACTTCTGTTATCAAATACGTTTGTCCTTTAATAGTGATAGTTTGATCTAATAAATCAAGAAGTCTATTGTTTTTCTTAATTTTAATTACTGTGTCACCTTTTACAGCATTATCGTGTATAACAATATCTACATTTTCAAATGTAGTTGTTCCTGTTGCTGCATAACGAACAGCATTTACAGTAAATTTGTATTCTTTTGTAACCGCTGGTTGATATGGAACAACACCTGCTAATTCACCTGTAGCACTATCAAGTTCTAATCCTGGAGGAATAACACTAGGAGTACCGTCGTCGTTTACATCTTCTAATGTAAACCCAACAAATCCTGACAGTGTTTCTTTATCAACAATGTCTAAAAATAAAGTAACATAATTATTTGCACGTCGGTATCCAAGGTTTCCTGGTGTTAGCCATATAGGAGTTCTAACGTGTGTATTATCTGCACTAAATGTCGCATCACCAATTTGTAATATAGTGTTGTCTGATCTTAAGAAATCATCACCGACTACATAAATTCTAAATTTACGTTTAGCCACGGTATCACCGTCTGATACACTTACAGTAAATTGATAATTCCTATTAAGTTTTTTAGGTGACTTTGTTGGTACACTTAGGTCATATGTGTCTACGTCATAAAAATAACTATCATAACCGTTTGCCGGTCTTGTACCAAAGTCAAATGCATATGCTCCGTATGCGTTATCATCATAATAACCTTGAGCTGCTAATTTGTCTAACGCTAATACTGGATCAACAACTCCACTAATTAAGCCTGTAGATGATAATGTAATACCCGGTGGTAATTGTCCGTCCCCCGATGCTATAAAGTATTCTAAATTTTGTCCAGCTGCTAAATCTTTATCAGTGGCTTGCAATTGATAGTTTATTGGACTTGAGTCTAAAACATATAATGCATCATTGTTACCAAGTGCTAATTCGCCTTGTGGTGTAACCCACACAGGAGCATCAGCACCTACAATCGTAATTTTAAAAGTTCTATCTTCAACTTCGTTGTTAAGTGTTGCTCTTAGTACAAATTTAAATTCTGTTTCTCTTGCAACTTCTAGCGGAGTACCTCTAAGAGTTGTACCGTCAATTCTTAAACCTGGAGGAATGTTTCCGCTAATCAGTGCTATTGTAGTACCAACAGGAACTGCTAACTGAATTGCGTTAGCACCACTTAATGATACTGATTCGTTATATGTTCCTAAACTTAGGTTATTTTGTACTGTCCAGATGTTCGCCATTCAAGGTTATTCCTTTATTTAGAATGCCGGTATATTAATTGAGCCAGCATCTAGTGTTATGTTAGGAGTTGCTGAAGCAATGCCACCAAAGTCTACGTTTACTGTTTTAAATAAAAAGTCGTAAATATTTGTAACTGCTACATCACCAATAGATCCAAAGTCCCAACTGTTACTAGGTTGACGATAAAAGTCTAACTCTCTAATATCAATGTTGTGTACATTACCAGTAACATTACCAGTAAGATTACCTAGTACACTAACTGCTGTCAGCGTTTGTATGTTGCCAATACTTTGTCCGTTTGCGTCTAAAGAAGCACTTAGTTGCGGTGCTGGGTCTTGTGAAAGACTACCCAATGCACTAGAATCAATTCTAATGTTATTACCGTCTCTTGTAGTAGTTACTAAAGTTCCGCCCTGTATAGTAACTGTAGTATTTTCAGTTACCGTTAAACTACCGGTGTCTCCTGCAACGACAAACTGTGTTACACCTGCATCAACGTCAATTGTAATTTCATTATCTGTTGATGTTAGTGTTGCATTTTGTCCGCCGATTAATGATTTAAATCTTAAATCGTTTACGTTTGTATCAAAGTAAAGTCCGCTTCCTGTTCCTAAATTTGTTACAGTAGTTGCTTCAGGAGTTCTAGCATCTAAATCAGAAAAGTTAAATACAACCTTTTCAAATGCTTCTCTTAAATCGTCACCTGTTCCGTCGTTAGCAACATTTCCTAAATTAATTGTTTTTAATGCCATCTATTTAACTCCTGTGTACATGTATTTATTATAAGCGACCAACTACAACTTCTACAGTGCCTTTGCCGTCATCTTCTTTTGTTCCTACAGCCTTACCAATTACAGTACCCATCTTAGGATCGTTATCAACAATAGCATATCCAGGAACAGCACTAGTTACAAGCATGTCACCTTTAGCAACAGTACCAATTACTTTACAAGGAACACGCCCTGTTAGTGCTAATGGAATAACAGTATCGCCTTCTAACTGATTGTTCATTAAGTATGCAGGATCAGTTGATACAACACCTGCTACTTTACGATCACCTTTTATTGTACACGCAGTAATTTCTTCATCACCGCCAAATACAACAACAGTACCTGGTTCGTATGCTTCGTCGCCTACATATTTCTCTGCCAAGTCAGCGTAGTTTGCTGACGATGCTGTAGTATTAAGTGTTTGATTACCAACATTAAAACTAAGTCCTCCGCTGTCTACTCTTGCCGCATTATTACCAGTGTTACTAGCAACTAATACAACATTAAAACTACCAGTAGTTGGTGTACCTGCAGTGTTAACAGCAAAATTAGCTGCGTTCGTTGCATCTGAAACTCCACCTGAGCTTGTAGCATATCCTTTACCTTCAACAAAGTTTTTAATAGCGGCCGCTGTTAAGAATGAAGTATCGTTGTCAGTTAAACTTGTACCATCAGCTGCAACTTCAGTGCCTGTTTGAACAGCTGCACCACCAAAGTCGCTAACTGCCAAGTCAGGTAATCTAGCACTAGCCAATGTTCCAGCATTAATTTTACTTGCATTTAAATTTGGTA